GTGTTGGATTAGGTGGAGGTGGTTCTGCTGGTATTACAGTTCAAGATGAGGGTTCTGCACTATCAACACTTGCTACTACACTCAACTTTGTAGGATCTGGTGTAGTTGCATCTGGATCTGGTGCTACAAAAACAATCACAGTCAACACTGGTTCTGCTGATACAACTGATATTAGGACAAATACCCTAGTTGTTGGTGAATATTCATCTGGTATTTCCACATTTGCTGGATTAGTTGATATTAATGGTGCTATAGATGCAGATGGTGGAGGTAATATTAATGGGGGTCTCACAGCAAACCAAATTAATGTAACTGGAGTATCAACCTTTGGTGGTAATGCTGATGTTAATGCAAATATAGATGTGAGTGGATCAGCAACTGTTCATAATGGATTAGTTGTAAATGGTGCTATTGCTGATATAAATCATCAGATAGTTGGTATCCAGACAAATAATGTAATTCCATTCTATTATGCTCAAGTAAGTGATTTCCCAAATGCTAGTACATATCATGGTGCTGTTGCTCATGGACATGATACAGGTCTATTATATTATGCACATGGTGGTGCTTGGTTAGAATTAGTCAGTAAAAATGGTAGTGGAGTAACTGGCAAGGTTATAGTTGGTTCTGGTGTAACTATTGATCAGAACAATATTGATGCTGGTCATGTAACTGGTATTGTGACTGCTAAAACATTTGTTGGTGATCTATCAGATGCAGTCACATCAAGATGGGTTTTAGGTGCAAATGGAACTAACCATTATACACTTACTGGACCTGGTGGACTATCTGCAGCAGATGATCCAACCATTTACCTTGCAAGAGGACAAACATATGAGTTTGATAATCAGTCTGGTGGATCTCATCCATTTGAGATTAGACAATCAGCTGGAGGATCTGCATATAGCACTGGAGTAACTAACAATGGAGCATCATCTGGTGTTATCAAATTTGAAGTTCCATTTGCAGCACCAAACACTTTAGTGTATCAATGTACTAGTCATGGTTCTATGGTAGGAAACATTGTTATCTATCCTTCAATCTAAACCCTATAAATAAAAAGAAAACCTAAAAATGGCAGCGATAATAACTGATCAACTGAGAATAGTGAATGCAAGTAACTTTGTTGCTGGTGTGCAGTCTAGTGCAAATTCATATTATGCTTTTATTGGTTTGCCTAATGCTACAAATTACTTGTCTACTTGGGATTCTGATCCTCCTTCACCAAAGGATGCTTTTAGTCAGTCTGATGACTTCTATGATACTATGTTGGCAGTGAAAAGAATTAACTCTGCTGATATCAGTCAGGTGGTTAGAAAGTTAAGATGGCAGTCTGGTGTGACATATGATATGTGGAGAAATGATATTACAAGAGATAATGCATCTCAACCATCTGGTGCTTTTGATATCTATTCTGCAAACTATTATGTAATCAATTCAGATTATAGAGTTTATATTTGTTTGTTTAATAATGCTAATCCTGAAAATAATAATCAGGGTGGTCCTTCATTAGATGAACCAACATTTACAGATTTAGAGCCAAGAGCTGCTGGTAGTAGTGGTGATGGGTATATTTGGAAGTATCTTTACACAGTCAGACCAAGTGAAGCAATAAAATTTGATTCAACTGATTATATTCCTGTTCCTGATGATTGGTTTACTAGTGCAACATATACTCCTATAAGAGAAAATGCAGATGCTAGTGGTCAACTTAAAATTTGCACTATTACAAATAGAGGAGTTGGTCTAGGAACTGCTAATATCACATACACAAACGTCCCTATCATGGGAGATGGTCAAGGTGGTAAAGCAACTATTGTTGTTAATAATGATTCAAAGGTAGAAACAGTAACAGTTTCAGATGGTGGGTCTGGATACACTTTTGGTAGTGTTGATTTAGCAGCAGGTGGAGTTCCTTTAGGAAGCACTACACCTACATTTAATGTAATCATTCCTCCACCAGGTGGACATGGAAAGGATATATATCTAGAACTAGGTGCATTAAATGCTTTAGCATATGCTCGTTTTGAAAATGATTCAGAAAACCCAGACTTTGTTACAGGACAACAGTTCTCAAGAGTTGGTATTCTAAAAAATCCTCAAGCACAAGGATCTGATCAATTATTAATTTCAGAAAAAGCAAGTGCTGTGTATGCATTGAGATTAACAGGTGCTGGTTATAGTTCAGCAGTTTTTAATCCTGATGATTTTATTACTCAAACAGTTGGTATTGGGTCTACTGCTGTAGGAAGAGTGATATCATATGATCAAGTTACTGGTGTTCTAAAATATTGGCAAGATAGGACAACTGCTGGATTTACATCCACTGGACTTGCTGAACCTAATCCAGTATATGGTTTTAGGATGAATAGGTTTTCACACCTCATAGAGGCACCTGGTACTGCTACAGGTGGAAGTTATACTATTAATGGTGGTAGTGTAGCTGTTGGAATTGACACTGGATTCCAAGGTGTTTCAACAGTAATAAATAATAGGACATATTATTTGGGTCAAAACTTTGTTAGTGGTATTGCTCAACCAGAAATTAAAAAATATTCTGGTGAAGTAGTATATGTAGATAATAGACCTTCTATTACCAGATCTAAGTCCCAAAAGGAAGACCTAAAAATAATCTTGCAATTCTAAAAAATCATGCCTCAGGAAACTAATCTAAACGTTGCTCCTTATTTTGATGATTTTGAGCCGTCTAGTAATTATTATAAAGTATTATATAAACCTGGATTTCCTGTTCAGGCAAGAGAACTTACAACCATGCAATCTGTTCTTCAGAATCAGATTGAAGACATGGGAAATCACTTCTTTAAAGAAGGTGCTAAAGTAATACCTGGTGGTTCACAATTTAAAGATCAATTTTTTGGTATACAAATAGATTCTGAGTTTTTGGGAGTTCCTGTTACATTATATTTGGATCAATTAGTAGGTAAAAAAATTGAAGGTGCTTCATCAGGTGTAACTGCACAGGTTGTGACATACATCACAGATGAGGAATCAGAGAGAGGTAATGTTACTTTATATGTTGCATACAGAGGAGCTGGTAGAAATAATGATATAAGTGAATTTTTAGATAATGAAGTTTTACAAACAGTTGAAGATATAAGTTTTGCAACTACCTTCATAGCTGCTGGAGAGGGATTTGCAAGCACTATATCATCTGAATCAACCTGTAAAGGAATGGCATTTAAAATGTCTGCAGGTGTTTATTACCTAAGAGGTTACTTTGTAGATGTTGATGATGAAATTTTAATACTAGATCAGTATAGCAATACTTCAAGTCACAGAATTGGATTTAAGATAAGAGAAGATATTATATCTGCAGATATTGATCCATCTTTATCAGATAATGCTCAAGGGTTTAATAACTTTACAGCACCAGGCGCTGATAGATTAAGAATTACTGCAACTTTAGCAAGAAAAGATATTGATGAACTTAATGATGAAAATTTTGTAGAACTTACTAGAGTTATAAATGGTGCTCTTGAGAGTGACACTGTTATAACAGATTACAATCACTTAGCAGATGAATTAGCAAGAAGAACATATGATGAATCTGGTAACTACTATTGTAAAGATTTTACCACAACAGTTAGAGAATGTTTGAATGATGGTACAGGAAATAGGGGACTTTATAATGATGGACAAATAACAGATCAAGGAAATGAGCCAACTGATAACTTAATGGTGTTTAAAGTTTCACCTGGTAAAGCATATGTAAGAGGATATTATGTTGAGTTGATGCGTGCTACTAATTTTGATGTTGTTAAACCTAGATCAGTAAAGACACTCAAAGATCAATCTTTAAACTTTGGATTTGGTCCTTCATTTGAATTAAACAATGTTACAGGATCACCTACATTAGGATTTAATAATAGTAATACAATAAGTTTAAGAAGTGAAAGAGTTGGATCAGAAAAGAGACCATCTAGCACTCATACAGCAGGTCCAGCAACTGGTGCAAATAGAGTTGTTGATGCAGGTCATGTTGGTGCTGCTGGTTCAGAGATTGGTGTTGCTAGATTATATGATTTTGCCCTAGAATCAGGTTCATATAATACTCAAAATCCTGCACCTAATCAGTGGGATATATCATTATGGGATGTGCAAATGTATACATCATTTGTACTCAATGAACCAATAACACTACCTATACCAACTTTTATAAAAGGACAATCAAGTGGTGCTACTGGTTTCCTTAGAACTGCAACAAGTAATAGCAATCAATTCACTGCTTATGATGTAAAAGGAACATTCTTTCCAGGTGAAAGGTTATCATTTGATGGAGTTAATGATAATGATAGATTTATTGTTGATATTCATAACTATGAGATATCTGATATAGGATCATTATATGGTAGTGTTGGTGTGGCAACATTTACTGGTGATTTAATTCCTAAGAAAGTATTAAGTTTTGGTGGTGGAACTGTAAGTGGATCAGCTGCAGCTGCCTCAGGTCAATCTGGTGTTAGTACAGTAACTAGTGCTGGTGATACTTTTGCAGGTATTGTTACCACAGGTGATTTAATTAGATATAAGAGACCAGGATTTACTTTACCAACAATCAATAAAGTTACAGGTGTTTTTGATACTTCTTTATCTGTTGTTGGAGTTAGCACTGTCACTGGAGTTTTTGATGGTGGAGTTCCTAATGGAACTACTTCTAATCCTTCAGGTTCTGAAAATGTAACTAATTTAGAATTAGTAGGAACTGAAATACAAAGAACTTTAGGTTCTGGTAATAAATCTGATAATGAAAGTTTATATAGTGTTTTTCCTAAAGATAATGTTCAGTATGTTGATCTAGTTAACTCTAATATTGTAATTAGAAGACAGTTTGATGTAACTATCACAAACTCTAAGACTAGTTTAGTTAATGCTGATGATAGAGAAGTATTTTTACCTTTTGATGAAGAAAGATATGTTTTAATAAACACTAATGGCACTACAATACCAATTGATTCTAGTAAATTATTATTAACAAATGCTAGTGTAACAGCACAATTTGTGGGATTAAATGTTGCTAGTGGAACTGCTAAATTAATAGCAACATTACGTAAAAGTAATATAGTATCTAAAACAAAAATTAAAAAAGTATCTGAAAATGTTGTTATTAATAGATCTTCTAACTCATCTTCAGGAACTGGTGGTGATACTTTAAATGATGGATTAACTTTTGGTAATTTTCCATTTGGAACTAGGGTTCAAGATGATGTAATTTCATTAAATGTTCCTGATGTTGTTAAAGTTTATGGTATTTTTGAGTCAACTAATACAGATGATGCTACATGTCCTAGCATAAACATGGGATCTATGGATGGTCCTAATTCAAATACAAGTGATTTGGTTATAGGAGAAAGATTTGTAGGACAATCAAGTGGAGCAGTTGGTATATATTTGACTAGAAATAGTGATATTAGCATAGGTTTTGTATATCTAAACAACTCAATATTTGAACCTGATGAAATAGTTAAGTTTAAAGATTCTAATGTTACTGGTCTTGTTACTTTAGTAAATAGTGGATCTCCTAATGTTACCAATAATTTCAAATTCAAAACAGGACAAAATAGTGCATTTTATGGAATATCTAATATTACTAGAAAAGCAGATATTGATCCACCATCTAGAAGATTAAAAGTTTTTTATGCAAGAGGAACATATGATACTAATGATACAGGTGATATAACCACAGTTAACTCTTATGGTGGTTTTGATTATTCAAAAGAGATTACAAAAGTCAATGGACGTAGATTATCAGATTTGGTTGATGCAAGACCTGTAGTATCTTCATATACTGTTGCAGAGGGAGCAAGATCACCATTTGAATTTGATGGAAGAAACTTTGATGATAGTTCTAATAGTGGAGCAAGACATAGTTCTAAAAATATTTTAGCATCAGATGAATCAATGTCTGTTGGATTCAATTATTATTTACCAAGAGCTGATAGACTTTATATTGATAAAACAGCAGCTTTACAAGTTGTTTATGGAACACCTGCAGATGATCCTAAATTGCCACCTGAAATAAATGGTGCAATGAATATTGCTAATGTTTTTTCACCTGCATATTTGTATAAAGTATCTGATGCAAAAGTAAAATTCATACAATATAAGAGATATCAGATGTCTGACATCTCTAAACTTGAGCAAAGAATTAAAAATTTAGAATATTACACTTCTTTAAACACTGTTGAATCTGATATAATGAATAAGTTTATACCTGATGGTAATGGACTTAATAGATTTAAATCTGGTATTTTTGTAGATAATTTTACAGATTTAAAACCTCAAGACACCTCAGTTGGTGTTAGAAATAGTATAGACAAAAAAGAAGGCATATTAAGACCATCTCATTACTGTACTGCTATTAATATGCAAGTTGGTTCAAATGCTATTCAAGGAATAGGTAATGAATTAGCTACTGATAGTCAGTTCTCTGTTATATCAGGTACTAATGTTAGAAGAACAGGTAAATTAATTACTCTAGATTATGATGAAGTTCAATGGATGTTCCAACCATATGCTACTAGAGTAGAGAATGTAACTCCTTTCCTTGTTATGTTCTATAGAGGAAGCATTGAATTAGAACCAGATACTGACATTTGGATTGATGTAACAAAAATGAAACCTAATGATGTTATGATGGAGGGTTCATTTGAGGGTGTAGCTGAAGCATTAAATGCTGAAATTACCACTGCTGCTGATGGCACTAGAATGGGTGTTTCTCCTGTTGATTGGAAATCTTGGGAAACTGTTGGTGTTAGTATGAATCTTGGATTATCTAACAATCAACAAACACTTCAGAATCAATCTGGAAATTCTAATAATGCTGCAGTTCAAGGATTATTAGATGGTATTAATGTTGGTAATCAACAAATATTAGATCCAAGTGATTCAGTTGTAAATAACATCACTGCTAGTGGAGGTATTAGTCTTCAGCAACAAAGATCAGGTACTCAGAAGACTGTTATTGAGCAAATTGATACAGCATCTTTAGGTAGTAGAGTTGTAAGTAGAGATATAGTTCACTTCATGAGATCTAGAGATATACAATTTACAGCTAAATCTATGAAACCTTACAATAGATGTTATGCTTATTTTGATGGAGTAGATATAACTAGATTCTGTGTTCCTAAGTTGATTGAAATTGAAATGATAAGTGGAAAATTCACAACTAATGAACCTGTGGTAGGTAAGATGCCTAGTAGCATTAAAGGAACAGTTAATAATAAAAATGCAAATGCTAGTATAAGGTTTAGAACAGCAAGACCAAGACATAAGTATGGTCCATTTAATAATCCTACTGATAACTTTGTTAAGAGTCCATATGATAAGGGAAATATGCCAAGTACTTATAGTGGATCATCTAGAATATTAAATGTAGACACATTTAGTTTATCATCAGAGGACACTCCTCAATATGAAGGTTATATTGCAACAGGAATGATTCTTAATGGTGGAACTTCAGGAGCAAGAGCTAGAGTTACTAATGTTAGATTAATACCTGATCAAAATGGTACATTAATAGGAAGTTTCCATGTCCCAGATTCTGCTGGTACTGCTAATCCAATATTTGAAACAGGAACATCAACATTTAGATTAACAGGTAGTTCAACAAATAGTAAGATTAAAGGTACTTTTGATACTGCTGCTGAAGAGGCATTCTATTCTCAGGGTAGTGTTGATGCAACTCAAGAATCAACTCTCTCTATGAGAAATGCTAAAGTTCTAACATCCAACTTTAATGAAACTCAAACAATAGGTGGAGAAGCTCAATCAAATACTATTCAAACAGTTAGTGGTTTTGATGTTATAACAAATGTCACTCAAGATATTACAGAAATTACTAATATTACTAATGAAATAACCAATGTTACTAATGTCACCAATGTAACTAATGTAACTAACGTTAGTCAAGTCACTCAGGTAATTCAATCACCATGGGAAAACAATGATGATGACCCAATAGCACAAACATTTGCTGTTAATGATGATACTGGGGTGTTTGTAA